TTTTCAATTGTGAAACCCATTTCAGCAAAAGATTCACCAGATCCGCCTAGCGCTTCAGCCTCAGCTGTAGTATAAGCGTCGCCTTTGTAAGGAACATATGTTGAACCTGAGTCTACGATTGAAGAGTCACCATCTGTATCTGAAACACCAGATAAACCAGAAGGACCAGCTGTACCGTTACCAGTTGTAGCAGAATCTCCAGAATAACCAACAGCTGCTTCGTTGAATAAAGCTTCGTCGCCGTTAGATACACCAGCTTTAGTGGTCTGATAAGTTGACTTCATAGCGAAGATCAAACCAGTAGGACCAGACATAGGCTGAACACCACAAACATCATATGCCATTAGGTTAGGCATAGCACGTCTAACTAGTGCAATTAGAACTGGATTCCAATTAGCCGCTTGGCTAGTAGTATTGTTTTCATTAATCATGCCCTCTTCTTTAAGAGCAATCTCTTGGTTTTCTAGAACCGCGGCTGTTACCGCTTTTCTATGCGAGTCTTTAATTTCACCAGCTGACTCTTCGTTCAGTACTGGGTTCCATTTTTCGACTAGCTTGTCGTAAGAAGTTACGTTATTCATCTTTAGGACTCCCCGTTATTTAGATGTTTTCTTAATAGCAGATAGATATGAAGTCATTGAATCTCCAGAAGTTACTTCATAAGCATCTTCTTCATCAATAATTTCTTCTTCACCACCTATTGCTTTCTTATTAAAATAAGACTCTTTGATTGTATTAACTTTTTGAGCGAAAGTTTCTTCGTCTTCAAAATCAACACTCTCAGCAAGTGACTTAAGTTTTTCAGCTTGAGTATCAGCTAGATCTTTAGACGCTTCAGCAATAACTGCATTACGCTTATAACCTTCTAATTCTTCAGCCATTTCGATTAACTTAGCAGTAGAACCGTTAAGTTGGTCTTCCAACTCTTCAACACTTTCTGCTAACTCGTCAACTAGGTCAACCTTAGACTCTGGTACTTCAATGTAAGACTCAGTGAATAGATCTTTAAGATTATTCATAAAGTTTTCTGCAATCTCTGTTCTAAGACCAGTTTCGATTGCTACTTTGTTGTCCTCGATCCATTGCTCTACTACGTAGTTCAAATATGAATCAACCTTTTCTACGAGATCATTTTTAGTTTGTTCAATCTCTTCACTAAGTTCTTCTTCGTACTTAGCTTCAAGACGATCAATTTCTTCTGAAAGCTTTGATGCAATCGCGGCTTCAAAAATTGTTTCAGCTTTACCTTTGAACTCATCAGATAAAGTAGCTTCTTCAGCAACTAGTGCTTTCAAATCTTCTTTAAAATCTGCTTGATAATCAAAAGCTTCAGCATGATCTTCAGACAGAGATTCTCCATCAAAAGCTTCAGCTTCAGTGCCTGCCATAACAGTTTTAAGAACACCAGATAACTTTTCCTTAGTCATACCTTGCATAGCAGTTACCGCAGCACCTACCATACCAGCTTTTGTCTTAGGCATTGGATCTTGTTTCTTACTGTCAGAAGCAGTTGCACCCGCAGCCGCACCACGTGAAGCGGTACCAGTTGCTTCGCCAGCTTTTGCTGTAGCATCTACTGATTGCTTTTCAGCATTTTCTGGATCATGAGCTTCTTCCACAACTTCGTTCTCAACATCGTCGTGGAGTTCTAGTTCCTGATCATTTTCGATTTTATCAGTCATTTTGACTCCTTAAATATTATTTAGCTTTGAGTAACGAGAGGAAATTCTTGAACTCACGAACCTGTGTCTCATAGAGATTAGATCGTGGAGCCTTTCTAATTTCAGTCTCCATTTTTTCAATTGTCTGTGCCTCAATGATGCCATTGTTCCATACCCATTCAACACCTTCCATAACTCCATTAACAAAAGCGCTAGGTGCAGATGGATCCTGTACAATGTCAATTGCGTTTAGTAGAAAATCATCTTTAACTACTACGCCACCATTTGACTGCTGCAGACTTCCCATACCACGAGTCGATACCCCTAGATTGACGCCACCACTAAGAAGACCTTCTACAATCTTACCCATCGGGGTGTCTAATATTGAGGCTTTTCCCACAACATCGTTCCCATCAAATTGAAGAGATTCGATCTTATGTGAAACTTTGTCAAGGTTAACAGTTGGACCTTCCGGATGATTTAATTCACCAACTGCTCTTCCCTTTGAAACTTGATCGGTAACATATTTACCAACAGCCTTTTCCATAACAGGCTTTGGATAAACTCTACCGTTTCTATTCTTTTGCTCTGCTTGAGCAAATATACCTTCGATATAATACTTCTTACCACCATTTTTCTTGGCTTCAGTAAGTACTTCTAATCTTTGGTCTGTATATTCTGATATTAATTTCATCTTTTTTTATACTGTTTTACAAATTCTAATCCTGCTTTCTCAGCTTCTCTTTGAGATCTGTAAGCATCCAGTTCCTCTCCATCAACATAGGTAATATATTTACCCATCTTGTAATGCACCATTACTGGGACACCTAGAATCCTTTTCATTGAAACATGTCTGCCAGGTGGCATTGCCGCTTCGCGAATCTGAGAAAAAGATATCATTTTTTGTTCCTCGTATATATTTATATAAAATTAATCTTCTACCGGATCTTCTTCATCAATAATTTCATCATTTTCTTCATAATTATCATCGGCTGCTTCATCAGAAGCTTCATCTGTACCATCTACATCATCTTCCATAGAAGCTTCAATATCATCTACTTCATCTTCAACAGGTTCTTCATAACCATTAAAGACAGTATCAGCCATTCTAATTTTTTCTTGATCTAAAGCATCTTGTACCTTTTGACCCATAAGATCACCAAATACTTGATTAGCTTTATTATAATCCTGACCCAAAGAATGATTAATTAGATCTTCTAATGGGTTAGTTTGAATTTCTTGTTCTACGTTGTTTTCTTGTTCCATAATTTATTCCTCTGGTAATTGATCTTGATCTGGTTGTTCATCACCAGATTGCTTGCCCATTTGCTCAATATCTTCATCATTAAAGTGAAGTACATTTTTCATAATCCACTCTCTTGAGAAATATTGATCTACATAATTATTAACCATATCAAGTGTTTGAACTTTTTCACGTAATACCTCTAAATCTTTTAATTCAGAGAAATGATTATCACGAATATAGTCAACAGTGATGTCATTCTTAATATCTTCCCAATCAGCTTCTGTAATAACACCTTTTAGAATTAATTGAGTTTTTAGAATGTTTAAGAATAAACCACCAAATCTTGCACGAAGTCTATCAACAAACTTCTGAAACTTCAATTCATCTCTTGTAATTTCTGAAGATCTACCAAGAGAGAATTGTTGTTCCTGTTCCAAACGAGCAATAGGTACATTTAATGATCTATATAATCTCTTTTGGAAATAAACGATATCATCAATCTGTCCAAGATTTTCACCACCAGGTAATGTAGAAATTTCAGTACCTCTACCACCCTCTCTTCTTGGTAACCAGAAATCTTCTAGTAATGATTGATGTTTACGTTCATCTTTAATTTCACCAGTCTGAGAATCATAAACTAATTTATTACGATATCTCGTCATGATGTCTTTCATATATTGTTCAGATTTACCTCGTGGGAGGTTACCTACATCAATATAAAAAATTCTTCTTTCAGGAGCACGAGCCAAACGATAGATAACCAAAGAGTCTTCCATCATTCTTAATTGATTTAACGGCTTAAGTGCTTTATGTAAATGTGATAAAACTTTTTTACGACCCTCATCTAATAAACCAGATGTAATATAAGATACAGAATCTAAACTCATCTTCACACCACCAGATTGTTGACCTGGTTTTTCTTGGAAGATAAAGTACTCATCTACTTTTTCAATTAGATTTGCACCTGTTTGTGGATCTTTTTTCTTCTTGACTTGTTTTACTTTACGTATTCTAGCGGCATCAATATATCTAATTTCTTGAATACCTGCTTTTAAATTATTTTCGTCGACTACTAAATGGTGAAACATTCTACCATCTACGTACCAACGTTTAAATATGTCATGCCCATTCTCATTAAAATTGAGCATTGAAACGATAGTATCAAATTCTTCTTTAATACCTTTTTTGATATTATCGCTTACTTTGAGATCATCCATTTTAACATCAACTGCTTGTGTATTTTCACCAGCAATGATTGTTTCACCAACGATATCTTCTAATGCCGCATCAACCTCTGGATGTTGAGCTACACCACGATATTTCATAATCAGTTGGTAATTATCTTTGGAATCATCTCCGTCTAGATTAATATATTGTCCATAATGTGTTCCAGCAGCGGTCACATATCCGGCACCATCTTCATCACGCGCAGGAACAACTGACGGCTTTTTCTTAGCGTCTTCTTTTTCCTGACGTTTTATTTCAAAACCAAATAGTCTAAAACCTCTATCGTCTGCCATTTTTTTCCTCAAAATATAGGAGGGCAGAATTGCCCTCCATAATTTTATTTATACCCCTATTAACCGTCTGTTGTATCTGACGTCCAGTACTGATATGTGAAAGTTACTGTGAATCTTTCAACATTATCATTGTCAGCATAACTTAGTTCAATAGGTGAAATTTCCGTTGGGAATGCATCCTTGAAACTGTAAGTTTTAATTACACTCTCATCTCTATCAAACTGTTCTACTTTAAGATCAGCCATATAGAGTTCAGGATTTTGTACACCACCAGCATCTGAATGATTTGCAATTGCATTCATCCATTTTTCCATTTCATTTCTAACTTTAAAGCCCGTGTCATTGATTACTGTTACAGTCCATACATCAAACACTCTATCACCAGCCATTTTAAGTTGTCTACCTCTAAATGGTACAATTAATGTACCAACAGTAGAAGCTGGTAATTGAGCTGTTTCACACATGAATGAAGCAAAATCAACGTCTAATTCAACATCTAGACCGCCACGTGGGTTTGCAAGAGTAACCTGAAACAGATTAGGTCTTGCGCCTCCACCAGCTAGTCTGGCTTTAAACTCGTCTACACTTCCTAATGCCATTTTCTATTCTCCTTACACTGTGCCTACAACTTCTTCAAAATCAACACCGGTTCTAACTGCAACAAAGTTAAGAGTTACATAGTTAATTGAACGTGCTGGTTTGATAAAGATGTTTGCAATAAATTCATTACGATCAATGACTGCAGCAGTATTAACAGTTTCATCAGCTACGATTCTGAAGTCTGTAATACCTCTACGACCTTTGATGTCCCTTAGAACTGGCTCAATAACGTTTACAAATTCTGCTCTTGTAAATTCATCGTTGAACTCGAACATTACATTCTCAGCTGCTCTAGCGATTGCTCTTTCAAGAACTAAGAATAATCTTCTTACATTGATTCTATCAAATGCAGAAGGTCTCTTCATTAGTGTCTTATCACCGTATAATGTAATACCTTGACCTGCAAGATTTACAACTGGGTTAACACCGGCTTTATAAAGAGTATCTCTATTAGTCTTATTAGGGTTATAATCAATAGTTGTAACACCTAAATATTGACCACGCTTAGTACCTGCTGGAGAGAACCAAGGAGCTGCGTTTCTATCAGTTGCGGCCATTAGACCTGCTGTAGAAGAAGCTGCTGGGATTTGAATGTACTGATCATTAAACTTATCATATACTTTCAAATAGTTTCCATCCATTACACAGTATGAACCTTTAGTTAGGCTAGCTGCTGTAGTAGTAATGTTAGTAGTAGCAGTTGTTTCGTTTGTTACGTTAACAACATCATCTCTAGCTGGAGAAGTAACAACAACACAATCTTTTCTTGCAACCGCAGTTGAGATAAGATCATTTGTTACAGTAGCTTGATCAGTTGAATTTGCCATACCAGGAGCGATTAAGAAATCAATTTCAATAGTTTCTTTATCTTCAAACTGATCAAAACCTGTAGCAATTTCTGATGTAGTTAATGAACCAGAGTTAACGCCATCTGCAAGGTCATAATTACTTGAAGCTTTAATTGTTGCATCATTTGCGTAACCAAAGTTTTTAGCTGTACCTGGTGTTAATAAAGTACCAGCATTAGTATCCCAAGCAGAATCAAACTGAACAAAATATGCATAATTAGAAAGTTCGTTAATAACGTCTCCTAAGTAATTTGATGTTCCGTCTGCATTTTTAGAGTTTTTAGCAACAGAAACGTGAGGGAAAGTTTCAAGAACCGTACCCGCAGTACCTGTAAATACGCCGTTTTTATCAATAACAGCAACGTGAGCGTCTGTACCAGAAGCGCTAGCAGCAGTATCTTCGGCTGATGTTTCTGGTGCTCTATCAAATGAACTTGCATAAGACCAGTTATCAAAAGCAGAATCACCTACAGTTTCTGGACAAACTGAAATTCTTAGTGAATTACCAATCTCACCAGGGTATCTAGCACCCCATGTTTGACCAGCAGTTTGTTGTGTTGCTAATAGTGAATCAAACTCTTCTTTTGTACCAACTTGAGTAGCAGTTGGATCAGTTGCAGATGTGTGCGTTTGAGCATTTTTAGCTGCTGAAGTCGCTTCACGTACAACTTGTAATGAGTTAGAATAACGCAAGAAATAACTTGCATTATGAAAATCGATTGTAGAAGCGGAATCTGGTGAGGCGAACGTTTCAATTAAGCCAGCTTCATTGCTAACTAAAATTGGTGTACCTACCGGACCCCATCTAAAGTTACCTACAATAGCACCAGTAGAAGATTGAACGTTAGGCACTCCGCCTGTAAGATCAATTTCTTTGACGACTACCGCAGGGGATTGTGATGGTGTAAATAGTGCCATTTTTCATTCCTTTTCGGTTAAATTAATATGTAACATAATACGGTTTTATTCAATTCACATCTATTTATAATATTACAAATTTCCAATAATTACGGCATCCATTGATCGCCAACATCGTAATTAACTACCCAATCTGGTTTTTTATTTTCTACTTGATCGATATATTCTTCACCGGTATCCACAAAACCAAATGGTACCATATCGTCTTCTATTTCTTTCATTTTTTGATTAAATAACATTTGTTTTAAATCAATATCTGTCATATCACCAAAATATTGAGTTGATGCAAAATAACCAAACATAACTAAATTCATCATAAGATCGTCATGGTTTCCATCACTTGCTTCATATGATTGTCCTTTAGCTTCAAATGTAGATATTTCTAATATTGTATGTTCATCTACTATTTCTAATTTACCGTTTTCTATAATATCTTTAATTGCAGAACATCCAAGTCTTTTAACCTTTCTATTCATTTCAATACCAAGACCAGATGCTTTTACACTTGATGTAACATGCATTTGTTCATATTCCATATCGTGGTATAAACCATTACATACAACAGATCCTTGGTCATTAGATTCTACAACTATATAA